TACGCTTTGCTGCTTCTGCAAGCACTTTAGCGTTGTACTCTTTTGAGTCGTACTCGACTCCTCTGTAAATGACTTTTGCCATTTGGTTCTCCTAAAGTAATTGGACTTTGCACCTTTACCTCTTGCGAGGGATCCGTGATTCCGTTCCTTCAGCAAACTGTTGCGTCCTCAATAGAGAATGAACGATCCGTTCCGAGTTGGCTTACTTGCGTCCAATGTTCCAAGGTTTGCAATCTTCATCTGGTACTTTAGTATAAAAGTAATCAATAAGGTACTCTTTAGCATCTTGGATGTGATTCTCATCAGTGAGTATCTCCACCCTTGCTTGGTTCCATTCTTCACATGACAACTCCCAATGGGAAGAGTCATGATCAGCAAGGAGTAATGCTAACAGTAATAAACCATGCATAATTGGATGAACGTAATGGTATTATATCATACCGCTTATATTTATGCAAGTATTTCCTCACATATTATATAAAAAAACCTTAAGGCAAAAAAAATATCGGAGTTTTTTTTCCGGTATTTTTGAAACTAAAAGTCAATTTTGGTTTGGAGTTTTATCTATCCAGTTTCTAGGATTGACTCGACCTCCTGCCTGAACCATGTTAACAAACTTACTACTCTTATCATAATAATGATCAAAGATATCTACTGACTTATCTCCGATAGCAATATCAAAGAAATGTTCCTCACCTTCCTTATACTCTATGAGATATGCTGTGTAAGGTAGTTTGGGATTGTCTGCTAATTTTTTATCACACTTCTCATGAAGAACTTTGATCACTACTTATCTCTCCAAACGATATCCTTAAATACATCCTCTACCAATGCTCTGGTAATTCTGTATTTTGATTGTAATTTTTTATCTTTTACTAGCATCAATAATTCTGCTTCGGACTCATGTAAACCTTCAAGTAATTGAATGAACATGGTTTCTCTTTTCATTTGAGAAATTTTATCGTTACCACCTCTTACATAATTGTAAAGAGTTCTCCACTCATGAATAAGACGGGTGTGTCCACCAGAGTTGATAGGTGCATCATTCTTTTTGTAAGGTACTTCACCTTCTGGAATAGCACTTCTGATTTGTTTGTCAAAGTTCCATATCAATAATGCTTTGACATCATCACGTTTGTATTGTGCTAGAAGGTCTGCCTTTCCCTTCTTATCTTTCTTACCATGAACTGCTTTGAAAAGTTCAGATACTAAAGGATTGTCAGGTAGTTTTGTCATAATTAATCTTCAAGTTCAGTTTTTTCGTCCCCTTCGATTCGGAATGAAATGATTTCGTCAGGAACTAATTGTCCGTTTTCATCAAACATCTCTGGATGATATGTGTATGCTTGACGTTCGTTGTCCTGTATATAGGTGCGTAGAATATACCCTAATATTACTCCTACAGAAAGAGTGAGAATGCCTGTGAATACACTAATTGTTATGAGTGCTGCTTCCATTTTTTTTCTCCTAGTAAGGTTTTCTATTGGAGGATGACTAGTCTTCCTCCGCATTAATAGTTCTACTCCCTTATTTATTTCTCCTAGATCATGTTCTTCTCTTGGAGGTATTTTAATGTCTCTTTGCATCCACCTATGTGTTTGTTGTCAATTTGAACCTGTGGAAAAGTAGCACCTTCCTCAAATTCCTCGTAAAACTGGGAACGATTGAAGTGTTTATCCAGTTTGTATTCTAAGTATTCTATTTTAGTGGCAGCAAAGAGTTCTTTCACTCTATCACACCACTGACAATTGTCTCTCGACCAAAGAATTGCTTTCATTTGATTCTAGTTACGTTTCCTGCTACAACTATTCTTTCTTCCTGAGATTTGACAGGATCAATTCCATGCCATATCCAAGGAATAAAGAATATAATTTTACCTGCTCGTTGAGGTTGGGGGTAAACTTTTTTACCACCCTTGAACTCCCAATAAAGACAATCTTCATTAGGCACATCAACAAAATGAATCCATGAGAATAGATTCGATTGATCTGGATAGTGATGGTGAGCACCAATACCTTTACCCAGACTCCTTGTATATATCTGTGCCCAGATGTGTTGATATGAATAGATCGCTGATTGATCTGCTTCAAACAACCGTTGTTCTTCTAGTTCTCTCTTTATTATTGGACTGTAAATTTGTAACAGTCTTGTATCTAAGAACTTTTCGATAGGTTTGCCAGTTCTATTTTGAGAGGTAGGTGCATGATGATAACTTGTGTAATACAAGGGTTCTTCTTTCAGATTTTTTCTAGCGAATCTATCTGTAAGGTAAGTATCCCTTATGTATTGTTTGTCATCATCAGATAAATCAAAGTCAATTGAATGAAAAATCATATGCCTTGATCCTTGTACCTTTCAAAGAACTCTTTCATACTAGACTGATTCTGACCTTCATTCTCCTTTGGATCTAGTTTATCATATCCTTTTATCTTTTTCCAATCAGAATACATTGCTCCTAATAACCATGCCTGTGCCAAACTATGAGGTCCGTCTTCTAATAGTTTGAGTTTGAATTTGTCACTTACGTAACCTTTATACTCTTGTCTCCAATTGGAGTCATCGTAAGGTTCAGTCATGATTTTAGAAACATGTATATGAGACCGGGGATTATTATAAAAAATTGTGGAAGGAAGTTCAATACAATTGCTCTTTCTCTCCACTTGATACCTACATATGTCCAACCGGTGGCTCCTAATAATTGTAGCATACTATTCCACGGTGTCAATCCTAGGACATGAAAGACCATAGCAGTTAGTATCACCATAGCACTAAACCACTTGACTGTTCTAACGCTCATCATATCCAATTATCTTTTACAAATGTAGCATTATCATGAT